TAAGAGAATATAATAATGATATAAATAATATTGTTAATAGAATTGTGAAATATAGAATAAATGAAGTTAGTGTTGTAGATAAACCTGCGAACCCTGATGCGGTATATTCTATTATAAAAAGAGATAGTATAACAAAAGAACGAAAAAGCGAAATTCAATCTATAATTTTTGATAAAGATAAATTTACTTTAAGTGAAGCAAAAGAATGGTTAAAAGAACACGATTTTTATTATAGTGGTGTTGATGAAACAGATGAAACTTACAGATTTAGACAAGAAGAACCTGATAAATATGATGATTTTAGAACAATTGAATTAACTGATGGTGTAAAGGCAGTGTTAGGAATAATTACAAAACTTGCTGATAATAAAAACAATGAACTTATAACAATTAGAAAACTGGTAGAAATTAATCCTAGTTTGGCAAAAATTTTAATGTTAAAAAATATTAAATCAATACCCAAAAATTTAATTAAAGGAGATTTTATGAATAAAGGAAAAGAAAAAGGAAAAATAACAGATGAAACTAAAACAACTAAAGACACAGCTGGAACTAAAGACACTACTACTGACACAACTGAAATATGGGAAGCAATAGAAAGTTTAAGTCAGCAAATTAGTGATTTAACTGAAACGGTGAAGATGACAGTTTCAAAGGTTACAGTTGGTAGAGGTGATACAACTGGAAATTTGTCCATTACTGCAACAAGCGATAGAGTGACACCTACTACTTCTGGCATTACACAGAAAATTACTGTTGGACCTGGTGCAACTAAAACTGGAACTACAGAAATTACTGGAACTACAACTGGCACAACTAAAACTGGAACTACTGGAAGTAAATGTGTTAGTAAAAATGATATTCTTCTAGCATTAGAAAAACTAATGGAATTTGCTAAAGAAATGCCTGATGATGTTGCAGATGAAAATCTTGAAGTACAGAAGTTAGCTAGTGAAATTGCTGAACTTAAGAAACAATTATCAGCAAAACCAAGACCGATTATAATTGAAAAGAAATTTTCGCAGTTTAAAAATGATGCAGACAATGGTGATAATTTAAAAGAAGAAATGAAAAAAGTTGCAGATGAAATAAAGAGATATACTATGTCAGGAATGGATATTCCACACGACTTGATTTACAAACGAGACAAACTACTTGAAAAATCTTTATCTAAAAAAATTGCTAAATTAGGTTAATTTAATTACAAGGAGAAAAAAATATGCAAGGAACACAATTTAATCCACAACAGATTAACGATGCAATAGAACAAATACAAAAAGCAATAAGCCAAACAACTGTAGATGGACTGTTATTAGTCAGAGAAGATTTGCAAGAAGCCCTTGCACTTATGGCACCAACTGATACACCATTAAGAAATAGATTGAACAGAATTAAAGGACAAGGTAAGGCACACGCTTGGTATAAACTAGTGCCGAATAATACCTCTGAGGGATTATTTATTGGCACAAAACCTAGCGATGGATTTTTTGCAAGAGGTG